CTATAGTTACATTCTTTGCTTCTAATACAAGATTTCTAACTTTATTAACTAACTCTTTAAAAGTCATTTAGTCACCTTCTTTCAATAAAAAAAAGAACCTACTACGCTGTTGGTTCTATTCCTTCTACTACTCCACTATTTTTTATAATATAATCCTCTACTGCTTTTCTGTATTCTGTGTTAGTTACATCATCAAGTTGAAACTCTCTATTTTTCAAAGGGTTTAACCCTCCATTTAATATTCTTTCTGCTAATATTCTTACCACAACATTATTTATATTCATTATAACAATCCTCCTTGTAATTCATTAGTCATAATTAATAATTCATTTTCTAATTCTTCATAACTAAGTTTTTCATCTTCTATTGGACTACTTGATAACACTAAATAATTTTCATTTAAAGTTTCATATATTTCTATAACATATAAATTAGAGTTTTCACTAATTATTTTTTCTTTTTCATCTAAAGAATTATAATATACTTGTTTTTTCATAATTTATTCCTACCTTAATATTTTTAATTCTTCTATTTCTGCACGAGCTGCATATGAACCATCTAAATTTCCTGCTCCTACAGATGTTAATAATATTTGTACTTTTATATCCATGCCATTCTCAACAATAATATCTTTTGTAAATCTTACAAAAGAAGAAGATGCACTAGGAGTATCGTCAGTAACATAAAAGTATTCTTTTCGGTTTCCACATAGTATCTCTATTTTTGTTGTTGCATAATCAGCACGCATTTTAGACGCTTTAAGTTCGCCTGTGAATCTTAATGTGCTTTTATACTAGATACTTCATTGTAAACGATGCTAGGAGTGTTTAAAGTTGTAGCTTGAATTCTATTTTTTAAAGAAAAAATTTCTATTGATTGAAAAATCCAGTTAACTTTTTCAATCAAATTAGTAAATGTTTCAGATGATGTTGCTGAAACATTTTTAGAATTAATCGTCTCCACTAATACATTTTTTAATGTTTCTATTTTTGTTTTAGTTGTACCAAATTTATCTGTTCCAATAAAAGGACTACCCAATGCACTAGATATATTATTTTTACCAGTTTGAAAATCAGTTTGTACATTTTCTAATCCTGCCATAAGCTCCCCTAAACTAGCATTTTCAGTTAATTTTTCTGTCATATTTTCACCTCGCTTATATCATATCTATTAAATTATTCACTATAGTTATTCCTTTAGTTCTTTGACCACTTATTTCTACCATTATTTCCTCTAATACTCCATCTAACTTATCACTTGTAAATCTATCATTAGCATCTGTAATACTTATACTGGTATCTATAAGCTGTATACTGCTAATAGAATCCTCTATTTTCTTAGACGAATAAGTAGTCATTTCAGATACTCTGTTATCATCTACAGTTGCATTAATAAAATGAGTTTCTGCATTTCCATTTATCAAATACACATACATTTTAATATTTTCTTCATTTCTAACAAGAATACTATTATCATCAATAGCCCTAGCGTTTGGTGTAAGTGCTTCACCAATTTCATCATATAAAGCTATTAGTATTCTTTTAGTCAATAGTGGATGATTTATAGTTACTTCATACATATTAGTTTCATTATTTAAAATCCAATCAGCAACTTCTATAATATGCGTATGAGATACATTTACACCACCTGCAATAATATTATCAATTTTAATATTTTGTTTCTCATTTTCTGTGTCAATTCTAGTATTTAACTCTGTTTTAGTTGTATCAATTTTATTATTTAAATATTTATCATTGTCTAACAATTTTTGTTGTCGATTATTAAACTCATTTGCATGAGCTGGTGTAGTTATTAAATATTCTTCAATCTCATTATTAAAATCTAATTCATTAGGCATTTATTCACCTCCTAGAACTCGTCATCTATCTGAAAAACCATTTCCATATCACTGTCTTTATACTTATTTCCAAAAGATTTAATTGCAATTAAATCGCCATCAGAATCTATTAAACCTATTTCATTTATGTTTTTTCCTTCTGCTTCATTTTTTAATAGAGTGGTTGAATATCTGCAAGTAGTTGGGATTGGATATACATAATTTTCTATATCTTTTCTAAACACCTCATTTTTTAACGCTATATCACTTGAAAGTGGAGCTATTATAGTTCCATCATTCCCAATTCCTCCATCTCCAAATGCCATGCTAACTATAGTAGGTAATGTTATATCACCCGCTCGAGCTTTACACATTTTTTGTCTTGCAATGTCTGTTGTTACTGCATTTGCCATACTTATAACACTTCCTCTCTTAATTCTGCATTGAGCAGTTTATTTCCATTTAACATTTCTAGCCCATTTAAATAATATAAATTCTTTTTAATGATTACTTTAAGATTTGTAAATACTTCACTTTCTTTTACAAATAACTTATTTTTCATGTTTAAGCTTATTGGCTCATTATAAAGTATATAAGCACTTAAGTTTTTACTACCATTTAATAACCACATGCCATCTAAGAAATTACTTATATTCCCTCTAAAATCTATAAATATTCGATTAATCATCTTTACCTCAAATTTTTCTATATCTGTAAATTTGAGTGCAAAAGAAGGCATCCAATGAAGATGAGAGGGTTTCGTTTTATTTGTTATATATTTGAAATCTTCATAATTAATAACATCATCAACATTAGCAGTTACTTTAAAAGTGTATGGAGCTATATTTTCTTTTATATATACATCTGTACCAGTATAGCTTTTTATTATAGTTGCTAGTCTGTTAGGATTAACAATATATTTCATTTGAAGCTTAGCAATGACTTTTCTTCTTCTAGCTTCTATATCTTCATCTATATTAGTAGATAAACCTACCCTATTTTCCCAAAATTCAAGTCCCCATGTAGCAGTTTGAGGAAATAATTGTAACTCTATTTCTTTATTTAATAATCCTAGATTATCAAATTCGCTTCCTATAGCTTCGTATATAGAGTTCATAACTAAAGATTGTTCATAAATAGGAGATAATGTTAGAAGCATTTCTCTACCCTTTTTAGAAGTTATCACGCTATCACCTCATTGATTATCTCACCTATTCCAACAACTTGGTCATTTAAAATAATATTTGTTGTTCCATCATTTATTGTTAAGTTAGAAAAATCTTGTATTCCTTCATCTGTAAGCATCATAGAACCTGCTAGTGAATAAATTGCATTATAAGAAACAGTACCTCCAATATCTATTTTATCGAGATATTTGTCTATTTTATTTTTTAAGATATTTAGCACAGTTTCTTGACTAAATCCATTTGAAAACACAAAACTAGCTTTTACATTAATTAGTAATGTTTGTGGAGTAGCTATAGTTACAATAGCACCTATAGGAGCTTTTCCATTTCGATTTTGACCCTCTTCCACATTTGGGTATATATATTCTTGGACCTTATCTATTAATTCTTGTGTTGCTGCTTTCCTATTTTTATCTAGTATTAATACTTTTACTGTCCCTGCTCCAGCCCATTCTGGAACTACATAAGCATATCCAACTCCATCAACTTCTTTAGCCCAACGAATATAATCTGAACTAGCTCCACTAAGTTTATCTTCTTGCTCTGCTACAAGAACTCTTTCTCTAAAATGTTCTTCATCTTCTATATCTGTTCCACCTCTGAAATCTTCTTTATTAGTAACTGATTTAACACCACTAATATAACCTAGTAAAACGGATATACTACCTTTAGACACATTCCCTATAGTTCCACTTTCTTTACATTCTGCTTTAATATCTACTGTTTCATTTTCTCCTATAGTTTTAGTTTCAAGAAGCTCAAACTCTATGCTTTGCTTTTCATCAGTTGCAACAGTAGTTACTATAGTTCCTTTTGTAATGATAGTTCCTTGCATACCTGTAAATGTAATAACTCCAGTAGCTTTAGTTGGTTGATTTTTAAATACTCCCTTGCATTCACCAAGCCACTCTAAATAAGTTCCATAAGAGGTCTGAGGAAATGCAATCCTTAAATTATTTTGTAATCCTAGTTGTTTTAATTCAGCTATCTGCTCTGCTGTAGGTCTTGTTGCATCATAAATAAAGTCCCCTTCTAGTGTGCTCACATCTTGAAAGTTACTTAACATCCTTTCATGTACAGAGTCCTCATCTTCTGTTAAAAATACTGGTATAGGTAGCTCTCTTTCCATATAATCACCTACCTTTTTATATTGCCATCAATTACTATATTTTCATCATCTATTGTCAATACATTAAATTCATACTCTACTAATCTGCTATTCTCCAACCAATTAAAACTAAACTCTCCTACTTCTTTTGTGTAAGGATGCACTAAAAGAGTTTCTTTTATTAATCTAGTTATTTCAAGCTCTTTTGCATTTTGTGATAAGTTACTAGCGATTAATTCTTTTACTTCACTTCCATATATATTAGAGTAAGCTGACCTTTTGTGCCTAGGTGTTAATATAGCCTTTTGACACCATTGTTTGTACGCCTGCACCTTATCACATTTTTTTAGTGTTCCATCTGCGTTTTTAACAAATTCACCTTTTATAAAGTCAAATAAAAAAGAACCCTTTAGGTCCAGTTCATTCTCATTATTATTTTTTAATTCTACAGTTTCAAAAGTTTCACTTTGAGGAAATAGGTTTGGCATTTACAACCCTCCCAATTACTACAAATTCAGCCCCCATGACAGCTACTAGCACCTTATCACCTATGGTTAGTGGTTTCAACTCTTTTGGAGTTTCTATTTTATGTTTATGTCTATATTCTCCACTTGAAACTTCATCTGAAAAAGTAAAATAATCTTCTTTTAATGTTAAATTCTCTAATACTAGATAGTCCTGTATTTCATCTTTATAGCCACTAACCTTAAGTCCATTTGCTGTTATTTCTGCAAGTTCACAACCCATTCCAAAAGTGCCATTTGCTACACTTTTATTCATATTTTCTTTCAATATTCTAGCAATTCCATTAAATCTAGCATCAGTCATTTGTATAAAATTTCCTCCTTATATAATCTAGTGTTCCAACATTTAATTTCATTTTTGGTGTAGAGTCTAATGTATGAGTGACATCTATAACATAATATTCTTTTTCTTTTAGAGATACCTTGTCACCTGCTCTTATTCTATTTATATCTACTGCACAATCTACACTTATTGTTTCCTCTCCACTATTGAACATTGCTTCTGCTGCTTTCTTAGCTTCTTTAGCATTTTTTATCTTTTCATCCTGTTTAATCTTTTGTAGTGTTCCAAACTTATCAGCATCTTTTTTATATGTCCCAATTATAGGTGCTTTTGTATTTTCATCTTTACTCTTACCTAAAACTTTTACAGAGGTTACTGCATCATTAAAACTACTTGTAAAATTTGCATCTTCTAATATGCTATCTAATTTATATACATTTGCATTAGTGCCAAGCTTAAATAATTTCAGCTTATTATCCATTCTTATCCTAAATAAATCTCCACCTTTACTTGCAGTTTCTTTTAGGTCTTTTTTAATCATATCTAGTATATTAGTCTTATGTATTACTTTAGCAAGTTTCTTCCCTGTATTAGCTAGATTGTAGTAAGGTATATTCCATTGCTTACAGTAGTACTCAATCCTCTGTGTTGCTGTATTTTCTTTAAACGAATATTGTTCCTCTGATTCTTCCATGTAAACTGTTCTTTCTCTGCAAGATAATGTCAGTTTTTTACTCTTTTCACTTCTCCTAGTTTCCCATATGACCCCATCAAATATCGTCTCTTCTTTTTTACTCTCATATGCAATGTCAATTAGAACTATTTTATCACCTTTTTTAATATTTATATCTTGTAAAGCTTTAGTCTCTACCAAAGATACATCCATTTTATATGCAACTCCGTCTATAGCTTCTGAAAGAGTTATTCCTTCATTGAAATTTGCAATATCATATTTCCCGTTTAATATTATTTTCATTTACTAGGTATCACCAACTTTTGACCTTTTTTAATTATATTAGGATTTTTACCAATGACTTTTTTGTTTTCGGGTATATTATAAATCTCTGGCCACCTTGAACCCTTACCTAAAAGATTTTTAGCTATCTTATATAATGTATCACTTGCTTTAACAGTATATATTTTAGATTTAGTTTGGGTATTAGGTCTATTATCTTTTAAATCTGTTTTAGTATTACTTTTTGTCTCTTTTTTTAATGTCTCTATCTTCAGTTCTCTGTAAGTTCTAAATATTATCTCAATGTCTCTATCTTCTTCTCTTCCTGCTGTTTGAGTATTGCTAAAACTAGATATTGTGACTAATCCATTGTAGCCAAAGCCAGTTATAATAAGTCTTAAAGGTTCGGCTTGGTCTACCCACTTTTCAAGCATTGCCACTACTTCGATTGGATTTTTTAACTCGCTGTATCTGCAATAAGAAGCATCATATAAGTTAGGCAGAAATGTTTTAAATGATATTTCTCTTATCTTCTCCCCTTCTTTTTTTATATCAAATTCACCTAAGTTTACTATATCTACAGTTTCAAACCTTTTTTCTTTTTTTATAGATAAAGAATCTTGTGGATTTACTGGAAAATGGAAATCTATTTTTTCTTTTTCATTTTTTAGGTATATGTCTATTACCAAGTTATCACTTCCTTTCTAAAGTATTTTTTAACATTACACCGCAGTTTTCTTACCATATATTCACTTCCTTTGATTTTTTGTATAAAAAAACACCTACATGTTTGTAAGTGCTTACTGTATTTACCGTTTTACAATTAAATTTATTCATTAATTTAGATTCATTATTATTTTGTATAAAAAATTTCATCTTTTTATTGACTATAAAAAATATTATAGGTAATATTTTTTCTAATTTGTGGTATAATAAAAGCAAGAAGAACTACAATCTATTTGGTCGTAGAGTGGAGTTCATTAAAACTCAATCATTTCTTGGATTTAAACATAAATTTAAATTCAACTATTAGGTCACTCTTTGCACGAGAGTGGCTTTTTGCTTTTTTGATTAATTTACCAATTACGTAAGCTATTAGAGTAGCTGTTAAGCTAGCTAATACGCCAATCAAAAAATTATCCATACATACACACCTCCCTTCTATACGTTGGGAGGATAATCTTTTGTATGAACTCCACTCTATAAATTGTAGATTACATCTTCTTGCTAAAAATATTATAACATATAATTATTACATATTTTACCTATTTATTACTTTTTACATCATAATCACATCCTTTCATTAAAAAAACACCTACTATTCAAGTAAGTGTTTTTTAATTATTTTTAATTTTAAGTCCACATAGTTAATATAAAACATTCAAGAAGTAACTGTAATTGTTAATCTGTAAAATAATTTACATTCCATATAGTTAATCTAAAACACTAATTAACATCTCCCACTTTTAATAATTTATATATATTTACATTCCATATAGTTAATCTAAAACTATAGGAGAAAAATTAGGTCCAGTAACAAGAAACTTTAATTTACATTCCATATAGTTAATCTAAAACGCAACAAACGTTAGAGTTGCATGTAGTAGCATGTATAAATTTACATTCCATATAGTTAATCTAAAACCCCAAAATAAACTTAGTATTTTCAAGACTTACATATATATAACTCTCTTAAATTTACAGTGAGCGGGTAGTAGTGCAAATAATAACACTTATCATACACCCTCAACACCTTATATTTCAAGTGTTAAGCCATATTTTATCACAAATGTCGTTCACTGCAAAACTTCTATCTCTATTATACCACTTTTTAACATATAAAGCACTTGAAACAACAGAATATCCAAGTGCTTTATTTATATTATTTACTTATTTTTCTCTTCTTTTTTCCTACATTCTTCTTTCACTAAACTTACAAATCTATAAAATTCATCTGGATTTTCATTTTTCATTTTTTCAAAGATACTTTCAAGTTCTTTGATAAGTTCTATTCTATCTATATCAAGTAAATTCTCATGCATTGTATTAATCCCCCCAAAACTAAACTAAATTATTTAATACAATCTTATAAATTTACTCAATCTTATAAACTACATGATAATTCTTCTTCTCACCTGCAATCTTAGTAGGTCTATTATTCTCCTCTATCCAATTTCTTATTTTATCTATTACACTTTCTGTATACTTTGTTGTAGTTCCATTCCAATTATCTTTATTTGCTAATACTATGAGTTTCTCTTCTTCTTTAATATCTAATTTCTTAATAATCTCACAAACTGCCATAAAAGCAGGTTTGTTTGTTTTAGAATACATATTTAATTTAGTTGCAATTTGTTTTGTATCAAAGAAATGTTCTTTTTCTTCAATCTCCAAAGGCAACTCTATTCCTGCTTTTTTGTAGATAGTCTTTGCTGTAAGTAACTTTGCTTTTTCATCTATTCCAGCATTATCTAAAAATGGAGTTAGTATTTCTATAGTCTTATTAACTGTATCTAAACTTTCTATTTCATTTGCCTTGTCTCGTAGTGCTTGAGGGTCAGCATTGTTAGTTATGTATGCACCATGTTGTCGAATAGCTGGTAAAACTTCTTTTGTAACCCAATTCTTAAAATTTTTAGCTGTCTCTAACTTGCTTCCAAATATCAGAGAATAAAGTCCACTCTCATTTATTAATGCAGTTTGAGTTTTGACCATGTTCCCATTTTGGGAATGTGCTATCATTTCAAATATTTTATCATCATCATCAACATGACTTGAAACAGCTTTACTAGGGTTAGCATAACCTAATGTCTCTGCTACATCCTTACCAACAAACCAAATTTCATTATCTATATCTATAGTTCTTATCTCTCCAAAATCTTCATTTTTAAATATTTGTAAGTTATTCATCATACATACTCCTCCTAAATTTAATTTGAAAGAAGTTTCTCTATATGATAAAATATTTCATATAGAAGTACTAACTTCTTTGTGGGAAATAGAGTGTTCAAACTTGGTCGGGCGAACACTCTATTTTTGTTATTTTTTTAGGTCATCATATATTTTGTCTATACCTTTTCTTATTATTTCAGAACGATTACTATCTAATAAATTTACACATTCATCTAACTTATCAATAGTATCTTTATCAGCTCTTACTCTAATCATAGTATCTTTTACACTTTCTGTTGGACGACCCATCTTTTTTTGTGGCATCTATTTCACCTCACTTTTGTTGCTACAAATATATTATAGTTTATGTAGCAACAAAAGTCAATTACTTATCCCAATTTTTTCTAATTATTTTACTCAACCGACCAAATTTGAGCAAAACAAAAGCACCTACCATTTAAGTAAGTGCTTCCTTTGTTTATTTAGTTTTGAATCCACTTAGTTAATATAAAATAAAGACTACTAAAAACTTAGATGACGCCTTTAAGGCCTTTACATACCACATAGTTAATATAAAACAGAAGTAGCTGATGCGATATATTACGCAGGTATGGCTTTTAAATACCACTTAGTTAATATAAAGCCATGCTATAAAATTATATTTCTTAAGTACTATTATAACATAATTTGGTAGAATAGAGACACATGTTGTTTAAGCAAATGTCTCTATTTTGTTTCTAATTTTTAAAATCTTTAAAAGAAAAAAACTCCATATTGTCTATGCTATCAATATTATCTTGAACTTTCAAGAAATCATCTATGTTAATTTGATATGTTGTTTGACCGCTTGAACCTACAAAATATATCTCTGCTGAGTCTATTCTAAATTCTTTCAACTTGTTAATTAAGTCTTTAGTAAATACCTTACAACTGCTTTCGTTGTCAAAACTTGCATTTTGAACCTGTAAACTAAGTACACAACTACCATCTGCATCCAGTATATCATTTGTATAATAGTTTCCTTTATACTGTGATGAAATTATTGACTCAACTTTTTTCTTTAATTCTTCACTAGTTAATGTTTGCTTTTTCGTTTCTGCTTTCTCTTTATTCTTCTCTTGATATTTTTTATCTACTTTTTCTTTTTTCTCAGTTTTATCTCGCTCTTTTTTTTCAGCTTCTGTACCTTCATTTTTCTGTTTCTCTTGTTCTTTCTTCTTATTTGTTTCTTCTTCTGCTTCTCTTGTTGCTAGATTTTTACCTGGCTCTTCTTTTAGATGTTCTTCTTGTTTTTTATTACTACTATTGCTAGTTGTTATATTATCTTCTAACAAATACCAAATACATACAAATGAAAATGTAATAAAAACTAAAAATACACCAAAAACAACTTTAAACCTTTCGTTTCTTTTAAAAGATTTAACTACAAATTCTATAGAAAATGCTAATAAAGTTATTGGAAAAATTGCTATAGCACAAACTAAAACTAAAACCTTTAAGATTATACTCATATTTTTAAATCTTCCCCACATAATATGCAAATCCCCCTCATGTAATTTATAATTAAATTATAACATCTATAAGGAGGATTTTTTTAACAACAATTCGACATTATCCAATGTCTTCTAATGCTTCTCTTAATCCACTTTCCACTTGAGACAATATTTCTTGTATCATTTCTTCTTTGTTGTTGCTACCTTGAATATTTATAGATATTCCACCAACATTAATCGCATTACTTCCACTAGAAATTATGTTTTGTGGTTGAGCTTCTTGATAAATTCTATTTTCTGTATTATTAAATTCTTCTTGTTTGGTAGGAAATTGTCTAACATTATTAATAATACTAGAATTACTATTTTGGATACTACTTGCAGAATTAAAACTAGTTCCTAATTTTTGAGATATTGGAATAACATTATTACTTGCTTTAGTTCCAAGCATCTGTCCTGCTTGTTCATATAAACTTAATGCTCTACTTCTTTTACTATTAGAAAGAGGAATAACCATTTCAGGACCTGCTTCTCCACAAATACTTGGTTTACTTGCAACTCCACCCTCAGCAAAACGGTCCAATACATTACTTATTCCAGTTTTTACTATACTTACAAAACCAGTTATTTTTTGTGATAATTTTTTTCTTAAACTATCCCATGCTGATTTAATTGAATCCACTTTACTTTTAAATCCGTTTTCTACAAGATTTACAAATCCACTTATTTTGCCAGATAAATTTACTTTAAGTCCTTGCCACCACATTCCAACTTGTTGAACTTTTTGTTGAAAACCATTGCTTACAAAACTAACAAATCCGCTTATTTTTTGGCCTACATTAGTTTTTAAATCAGCCCACCATTGTTTTACTTGCCCTACTTTTTCTGAAAATCCATTATCAATAAAATTTACAACTGCTTTAAGTGGTGCTCCTAAAACTCCTTTTATACCTTCCCATAAAGACTTAACCACTTCCCCAATTCCTTCGAAAACATCAGAAAATCCTTGTTTTATTTTTTCGCCATCACCACTAATTATCCCACCTATGATTTCGAATATTCCTTTTATTATATCAATTACACCTTTTATAGCGCCTGCTACAGCATTTATAATAGATGCAATTGCATTAATAACAGAAGTTATAACTAAAACTATAGAAGTTGCTACACCTTTGAGTAATCCTCCCCCTATATCTCCCAGAGTAGATGTTAAAGAATCTTTTATCTGTTTTAAATAGTCTATAAAAGGTTTTGCTGCTTCTTTTAATTGGTTGAAAGCATTTCCTAACTCTTTGAAAGATGTTCCAACACGTTGTGTTGATTGTTTTAACTCATCCATATTGGTTTTAGTTGTCTTAGTTGCTCCATCATCTTTAATTGGCTTAAACAAATTTGAAAAGAAATCTTTTATTCCACTAAATGCTTCTTTTATTGGTTCAAGAGCTTTTCCTAGTTCTGCAAAGCTAGATTTTAAGTTATCAAAAACTGGTTTTAAACTTTCTTTTGTTTCTAAAACTTTTTGTTTTAAATTTTCGAAAGGCGTTTTAATATTTTCATCAAATACAGTTTTTAAACCTCCAAAAGCTTCTTTTATGCTATCTAAAGAATCTCCAAAAACTTCTTTTAAATTACTTAATGATTGTTTAAATGTATCTATAGCAGGTTTTATGCCTTCTAAAAGTTTATCTTTTAATTCGGTTGCTTTGCCTCCTACGAAAGATACTATATTATTAAATACTTCTGTTGCAGATATTTTGAGTTCTCCAAATTTATCTTTAATTTTTCCAATACCTTCACCTATTTTTTGACCTAACGAACTTATATATGCTTTTGCTCCGTTTGATGAAGCTTGTAACTCGTTTGATGCTTTCTCTCCAGATAAATTGACAGGTTGAACTTTTGGAGCTGCTTTAGTAGGATTTTTTAAGAAGTCTTTTAATTCATTCCATTTTTTCTTTATTCCCTCTACTTTTTTTCCGAATTTTTCGTCTAGAACATCTACAACAGCTTGAATAGGAGAAGTTACAATATCTACTAATCCTTTCCAAACAGAAGAAACAATTTTTATTCCTCCTTCAAATACAGATTTTAAGCCATTTATTATTTGTTTCCCATCACCACTTATTATTCCTCCAACAATATCAAAAACTCCTTTTATAATTGATGTTAAACCCTGCAATACACCTGTTATCGCGACTACAGCAGATTTAACAGCTTCTACAGCAGCTGCAAAAGTTAATATAAAGCCAGCTGAAACATTACTTGATAAAAACAAAATTATAGGTCCGATTTTACTCATTAGCGTTGATGCAAAATCCCCAAATACTTTTAACAATGGAATTACAGCTTTCCCTAATTCTTTTAATTTGTTACCAAACACATTTACAAAAGGTGAAATTGCTATTATTGCTTCTTGTAAAAAATTTTTAATTGATTTTCCTACATTTTTGACAATTTTTCTAAAAGCATCCGATTTTTGATACGCTAATGTAAATGCTGTTGCTAGTAATGCTACTCCTGCTATAACAGCGCTAACAGGTCCACCTAGTGCAAACAATAAAGCTTCTCCTAGTGTTGCTGCACCACCTGCAAAAGCAGCTATTGCAAATACTATATCACTTAATATAGGAATTAGAAAAGAGATAAACTTTAAAGCTTTAAAAGCCATAAATCCGGCAACAACACCACCAATAACAGAAATCACACTTTGTAAAACATTTTTTATTTTATCAAAATTTTTAATAAAACTGCTTACAAAGCCAACTATTTTATCTCCTATTTTAGGCATATCTTTTGTTAGTTGCTCAACAAAACCTCTTGTAACTTTCCCAAGCTTCTGTCCTACTGATATTCTAACATCATCAATAGAACTTTTTAAAATAGTAAATTGTCCCGATAGAGTATCTAATTTCATGTCAGCAATTCTCTTAGCTTCTCCTTCACTCTCTGCAATCGCTGTTGTTAATTTTTTAAAATCTTTTTCACTTGCGTTTACTACAGCCGCCCAACCAGCCATGGCTGTTCGCCCAAATATGCTACTTATTGCAGCACTTTTTTGTACTCCTTCAAGTCCGCCTAATTTTTCTCTAAGGCCAACGATTGTACTAGCTAAATCTAAATTTCCATCTTTTGTTTTCTTTATTTCTATTCCATATTTATTCATAGCTTTCTGTGCCTCAGCTGGGGGTTTTATTAATCTAACTAAACCACCTCTAAGTGCAGTACCTGCCATGCTCCCTTTAACGCTTGCACTAGCCATTAAGCCAGTTGCTAAACTCAAATCTTTCATGGAAACACCTAATGCTCCTCCAACACTTCCCATATACTTAAAAGTTTCACCCATTCTTTCTATGTCTGTGTTAGAGTTTGTAACTGTTGCTGCCATGACATCAACAAACATTCCTGTATCCTTTGCAGTTAGCCCTAAAGCAGTTAAACCATCCATTTGTTATTATCTCTAAGTTTTTTATCTTAGACTCTAGAAGTTTCCCTCATTTTCATCGGTTTGTCACTTCAAACCTAGATTGGCGTACATTTTCACCCTCATCTAACTTGTTAGGGTATCGACACTCTTGGAGATATTATATTCTGTTTCTAGTTTCAATCTCTACGCTCTACATTACTAATAAACCTTTAATTTATTAGTTAACTCGGTATTAGCATATTTAATTTAATTAAACTTAGCTTCTCTTTTATATACCACAATACTTAAATTTTTTAAGTTGTCGGAACCGATTTTGCCGAATTTTTTTGAAATAAGTTACCTTATAACCGACCAATAGTTTAGTCACAATATCTGCTGTTAGTGCTAAATCTGTCTGACCTGTTGCTGCCAAATTTAATATACCAGGTAGACCAGCAATCATTTCTTTGCTTTTCCATCCAGCCATCCCCATAAAATACATAGCATTCCCTGCATCTTTAGCTGTAAAGCTAGTTGTACGACCCATTTCCCTTGCCATTGCAGTCATTTCTGCCATTTCCTTTGAATTTGCACTTGATACAGCTTGTGCGTTTTTCATTGCTTGTTCAAAGTCTGCAAATCCTTTTATAGCACTTCCTACTCCAACGCCACCAATTAACGCCGTTGCTGTTACTGCTAATTGTGTAAACTTACTAATAGTACTACTTATAAAAGAACTTATCTTACCATCTAAGCCACTCAATGTTGGACTAGCTTCATCTTTTAGTTTTACAATTGCTTGGTAAGTTCTATTAGAAAACTCTTGTAATTTATTCTTAGTACGAGAAATAGTATTTAATGCTTCTTCACCTTTTGCTTTAATATTTATTATTGTATTATTCTTGAGCTCTCCTAATTTACTTCTAGTTTGAGAAATAACTCTTAATACTGGGTCAGCTTTCATATTCAAACTAATTATTGTAGCCGCAGTCAAATTTTGTACCTTAGCTTTTACTTTATCTACAACTTGACTAACTTTGTCTCTAGCCCTTAATAAAACTTCTCTTTGCCTACTTGTAAGCAAACTATTTACTTTGTTTTTAACTCTATTTACAACACTAGATGCTTTATCTTTTGCATTTATAGTGGTAGATATAGTTCTACCCACTCTTTTTAGGTTGTTGCTAATTCTATTTACAACACTAGATGTTTTATCTTGAGCTTGTATAATTGGATTAGCTTTTATCCTATTCAGTACTTTCATTCTCTTTTCTGTCTGTTTCATGTATCTTTCCATAGCACTTAATTTACTCTTAGTTTGTTCATCTCCTGTAACATCAATAACGACATCAATATGATACATTTCTTTTTTAGCTATTTCTCTCACCTCACTTTCAGTTTAAATTTTATTTATTTTTCATAGCTTTATTTTCTTGTTCTATTTCATGTTGAGTAAAAACTCTAAGAAGCTGTTGAGGTGTTTTCTCTCTTTTTAAAAAGTCCTCTGGAAGAATACTATGTTTAACATATGCGTTGTATAAAATAGTAATCTTCCCACCTCTCTTTATTAGTTTTTTATATCATCATCACTTAATTCTTCATAAAATCCAGACAATTCTAGTACCTCATCACTAATTAATGCGATTTCTCCTGCTAAGAACTTTCTTCTTATAAATTCAACACCACTAGATACATTCATAGAATTAAGAAGTCTTGCATCGCAAAAATTAGGAACTATTGTAGCTTTTTCTATTAGAGCTATATTAAATTCATCTTCCATTAGTTTGCTTTCCCTTCTACCTCTTACCTTAGTAACTTTTGTATATTTTTTTTGCAACGCACTTATCTCTTTTTCTGTTAAAGCCCTAAGCGTAAGTGGTATATCTAATCTTTTTACAAAAATAGTTTTTTCAGGTAATATAGCATCCTCTGTCAATTTCATAATTATATTATCTTCTTGTTGCTTTGCTATTTCCTCTTTAGTAAGCTCTCTTTCTTCTTCTATTCCTTCATTTAAAAATTCTTTATCTAAGTTTGCCATTTTTAACTTCCTCCATTTTTATAGTTTTATTTGAAAAGCTACATATAAAATTAATTACATGTAGCTTAAATTTATTTATTATGCTATTTTATCCACTAGCTCATAACCCTCAAAAGTACCATCTATTTGTATTTCTATATTTTCATCAGCTTTTATACTTGCTAGTTGTATTTTATCTACCATACAATTTTTATATCTAATTCTTTCATATCCAACTAATCCAGGATTTTCTATTTCAGATATTAATTCAAATTTATCAAATCCTCTTTCGATCCATTCAGATGTTGTTTTAAGTACAGTTAAAGAAAAAGTACCTTTTTGAGTAGATGCCTTGTTAAGCTCCCATTTACAACCAATCACTCTAAAGGTTTTCTTATCATTTTCAACCTCAGCTGTAAACTCTGTTCCATATCCTTCTTCTTTCCCATCAACTATTATTTTAGCATTCGAGCCATCTGCAACATTTGCAGCATCTATAATATTTTCATCATATTTTCCCATACTTTATAACCTCCTTTATCCTAAATATCCAGTTCCAAAGATTTTCTTCATTACATCAACCTTGACAGCATCCCATTTCCAATAAAACTCATCTGCTTTAGCAGTTGCTTGAAGCTCTGTATCTATATCAACATTAAATTCAGATATAATACCTTGACTCATTAATTCTTCGAAATATTTCTTTAATGCACATATAACAGTTGTTTGACCTGTTGAATCATTAAATATTTTCCCTACAAATTCCTTTCGCTTCAATGAAGTATCTTTATTTATAGTATTAATAAACATAATATTAGAGATATATCCCATTGCTTCGTTTTTATCATCTACATATTTCTTAAATGTGTTTACATCATCAACTATAATCACGTCTCCATCATCAAAATCAAGTATTAGTGTACCTGACTTCAAACACTCTTTGATTTCACTTTGACTTAATCTTGGTTCTACTTCTTCAAATATAGTCTTGGCATTGCATATGCTTCCTGTTATACCTTTGCTTACTGCTAATGCTCCTATATAAACAGCTACTTCACTAGGTGTATATTTTACACCTTCATAATAAGCTGAACTTCCAATGTTAATTATATTTTCATCATTGAAACTTTTTGATTTATCATTTATCTGTTTTATATTATCCTCTTTTTTCCCACCTAGAAAAAGTAGTATATCTTTTCCTAGCTCCTTATTTTTAGCCACCCAAGCTTTTGTCGTTTCTTGCAATGCTTCATCAGCCACACCGTCGAGTGTAAAGCCATCAAAACTATATCTTTCAAATTCTTCCAATGCTTTTAGATAAGATTCATTTGTTATAGATGTGCAACCATCATTACCACCCTCAAGTGCTACATTTACTAAATTTGCTAGTGTTGTGTCGCTATCAGCTACTTTAGTTGCAACCACATATTCATTATCTAAATTTGAGTTTATTTCTAATACTATTTCATCTATAGTCCCTTTGACACTTGAACTAAATAATTGTTTAGTTCCTTCAAAGAATATAAAGTCTTTTTTATCTGCATCTACTAGATTAGATTTTATTGTTACATTAAAATTTCTGCTAGTTGGATACTTAGTTTCTAACTTAATTACATCTTTTGCACTATTCTCTGTAGTATCTTTTAGAGTTAATGCACCCTTCTTTTGATTTCCATCTACAAGCCTATATAAAAGTAATTCCTTTACATTCCCTAATAAAGCTAATTTACCCAGTTTGTAAGCTGAATAGTTAATATCATCACCAAATAGAGTTTTAAGCTGTCTCAAATCATTTTTTATTGTTACAACTTTTCCAACTTCTCCCCAATTAGCCTTAACTGGTATTGCTAATCTACCCTTTAATCCTGTGTTTGTAGATTTTTCTGCTTGTGTTTTAAATCTGTTATAAAAACCAGGTATTTCTTTTTTTTCTTTCTCATTCCATGTACCAGTTGCCATTTTACTTCACCTCTCTTTCTAAGAAATCTTTTATTAATTTCTCAAACTCTGATTTTGTAAGTTCTTCTTTCTTACAATTAAATAAAGCACCTGCAACTACTTCTTTCTTGTAGCCAAGTGCTTCACTATTTTCTATAAAATCACTTTTTAAATATTTTTCTTCCTGCTTACTTACATTAATCTTTTTATTATTTGTTTCAGCCAATCCTTGCACCTCCTATTTTAAATTTCCATTACCATAAATTTTATCCATAGTAGGACCTTCTCTTTTTATCTTTCCTATCATTTTAAACACAGCTGTTAATTGTCCAGTTGTAAACATATCTGATTCCCTATCCTCAACTACACTAACAAGAGTTAAATACATATTCTTATCTTCTCTAAGCCTTACTCTCTTATCTATTATTAAACTTGTTTCTAATGCTTCAAGAAGCTTAACTATTTCATCTTTATTTTTACTGACAACATGGCATTTCATAGTTTTATTAATCTCAATTAGATGATAGTTGATTCTTTTGTTTTCAACATTTGTAGTTCGCCACAAACAGCATGGAGCTATAAAGTTTTTCTTCCAATTGTCCTTATAACTCTCAACTCCTAATAAATCTTTTGTGTACTTAGATAGAGCTTCTACCCATCTATCACTAGTTGCATCTTCTTTATCTTCTAAAGCTATTACACTAAACCTTATACCTCTTGCTATAGCATCCCATTCCTCAACGACAATATCATTTTCACTTGTACCTTTATAAATGCAAGTAAAAGCTTCATTTTCAGATTCATCAACTATAGTATTCATGTCTAAGACTTCAACAACTTGTTTAGTCAATTTATCTAATTTCTTGAACGTTGTTCTGCCTTCATAAATCCATATTTCTATACTTCTTTCAAAACCTATCGTTTCTCCGTTGTCATTGTCTTGTCCTTGTACAACTACCATATAGGGCTTTTTAGTATCTTTGTTTGGTACATTAGGTTCATAACAACCTTTTAATTCTTTTATATTATCTATTAAAGCTTTTCTTATTCCTACCCTCATTTAATCACTCCAATATCTAAAAATCATATTACCTATTTTGCCTATATTTTTATCAATAGTTGGTTTTATAATAGGCATTGCTTTTGTACCAGGATGTTGAACTGATTTTACAGGATGTGAAGCACCTCTCCAGTATAAAGCTTGAGCTGATTTTGGAGTAATAACATGTGGTTTTGAACCTTCTTCAAGTATTCCTCCATATTCTGCACCATGCGATAATCTAATAATGAAATTATTTCCTCCTCCAAGAGTTTTAGCATTTAAACTTTGTCTTGCATGTGATGTTCTGTCTGTCCAACTTGCATTTGCTTTAGCTTCACCTTCTAGCATTGCACTTGCACTCATACAAAGTACAAACATACCTGCTTTTTTTCTATTTATATCATTTATTGCATTTGTGAAAGCACTCATTTTAATCAATCCTTTCAAGTGAACATTGATACCCACAAAGTTCTCCTTTTACAATTTGAGGATATACATTAACTATTTTCATTCTCCCATATATGCACTCAAACTCCAAAGAATCTCTACTGTTAACATCTAAGACAACATCATCACTTACTAACATTCCATATGTTCTAATAGAACTAAAAGTACCTTGCTTTTCACTTGATATTTGTTTCTCTGCTGTCTTTTCATTAAATATTCTAACAACACATTTTATCTCTGTTTCAGTTTCTTCAAAAGCTCCATCTATTTCAGTTTTTTTAATATTAGTTATAGTAATATTGGTAGGGTTCATATTAATAGTTCTTATTATGTCTTTTCTTCTTCTATCAATATTTATCATATTTCAAATTCTGTGCTAATTCCTAACATAAAACTTCCCTTTTCTTTTTTGTTAGTACACATATCCTTGAATTTCTCTGCATTTTGATAAGCTACAGATACTAGGTCCTTTATACTAGAGCTTTTATATGTTTCTTGACCCACTTTATACTCATACATTTCCCCTACTGTATTTTCATATTGTAAAGATTTTAATACCCATCCTTGAGAAGCTGCACAGTAAATACAGTCTGCTTCTTCTAAAAACAAGTTTAATTCTTCATCTGTGAATGATTTTTTATCTTTATCATTTAATAATAGCCTTAATTTTTCTATTAAATCACCAGTTGGTGTCATATATTATCACCTCATAAAAATAACACTCTTATGAGTGTTTTATCTAAAACTTATTTCTTGTACATTTTCTTCTACTGCTGCAAAAGCACCTCTATAACAATGACCTACAATTTGGTTTTCTACTAACTTACTTAAATCAGCATTTCCAACCTCCGTTGTTAAATCTCTTTTTATTAACTCTTTAAATCCTCGCTTAGGTCTTACCAAATATCCTTTGCCTGGTGTAACACCTTTGTAAGAATATGTTTTTTTACCAACAGTAACCTCCCACCCATCATAATAAATTACTGTTGATATATTTTTTATAGATGGATACATACTTCCATTTAATAAATGTCCTCCATTTAACGCCATTTCTATTTCAACTTGGTCAGCACTAGAAGCTATTAATATATTACCTTGTCTTTTTGCTATAACTGTATCTTTTTGTGCTTGCGTTAATGTTCTCCAAATTCCTAGCCATATTGGGTCATTAGCTTCACCTTTAAAAGATGTCTTATTAGAGGCTTTATAATTAAAATTTATTATTGGGCTTAGATGTATGTGGTTTAACAAGGCATTGTAACTCTCGCCAATTGATTTATTTAATATTTCAACACTAAATGTTTGGTTAAAATCCTTCATTTCTTTTGTATACTCAAAACCAGTTGTATAAGTTTGTATCCTTGCAACTGGACCATTTTCTGCATTTATTGTACCAAATTTAATTTCTTCACCTTCTATATGCTCTAGAAATACACAGTTACCTTGTAAAGCCCACTTAGCATCCATAACTTGCGGTAAATTAGAATCTGCTATACTGTCATAGATTGGTTTATATAATAGTTGTACTTGCTCTCTGCCTAGTTCAACATCTAATACAACTTTTCTTAATAACTCTTTTAAATTTGAAGTTGAGCTAAAAGTCATCATTTCACCAAGTGGCTTATTTAACTCCAAGGTTTCCATTTCTCCATTTGATATTTTCTTTGTTACATATTCCATTTCACCATTTACTATAAATGGTATATCTTCTTGTAAAGTTTCTTTTCTTTTTTGTTCCAGCAAATTTTCCTGACTAATTACTTTAAATGCCATATATTTATCACTCCTTTTCTATTGTTGAGGTAATAATATAAACCAAATTACATTATTACTGTCTTTCCCATCTGTTACTCTACCAACTAGCCTATTACTTGTAGATGTAGTAGTAAATTTCTTAGCTGTATTATCCCAATAAATCAATTCTCCTGCCTCAAAAGCTTCTGATGTAACAATATTATCCGTTTCGTATTCAGCTTGCTCTATTTGCAAAGTAACTTCGTCGCCTTTTTCCCCGTCTTGCATAGCAACTCCAAAAAATCCATTTATAAGATAAAATTGTTGTGTTTTAGTGCTTTCGCCATCTGAAAGAATAACTCTTACAGATTTCCCATCACTTATTTTTGCTCTTGTTATCTGTGTTATTGTGCTTGGCGTTGGTTGACCTTTAAATGCCATATAAACATCACTCCTTTATATTCTATTTTTCTTAGTTGTTAAACTTCCATTATTGCTAGAGTTTAATAATCCTGTTGTTGTTGGATTATCTTTATACATATTAGACATTGTATTTTTTACAAACTCATCATTTAATATATTTTCTATTTCTCCTGTTATTGCTTCTTCACTTGAGCCTTCCTCAACATTTAACATTTTCTTAACTAGTGTTTGAGCTATTTCACCTGACACTTTATCTTTAATTACTTTATTAACTATACAGTTCCAAGCTTCCTTTTTCTCATTTTCTAAAGCTTTTGAAGCCTTTTTTGCTACTTCAACTGTGTCCATCTCTCCTACTATTCCAAGCACTTTTTTCACTTCTCTTAATTCTTTTTCTGCTTTTAATGAACTTTTTACATCTTCCATTTCTCCTGTCACAATTTCCTTGGTTAAGCCTATTCCTTGTATGACCTCTGAATATGATATTTCACCAGTTTGCAGTAATCCTTTGACATTTTTTATTAACTCTTTTCCTTCCAATTTGTTTTCCTCTCCTTTCATTTCTCCTTTAGCTTCATAGCTTATTTTCTTTATTACTTCAATTTCTTCGCCTAGATTTATTTTATTTTCAACTATAGTAAATGGTATACTATAAAGCTTACATAATCCATTTTGCTCCAATTCATATATGACAGTATTGTTATCATATCTTATGTTTTGTATATAGAGATATGAATTATTATCATTAATAGAAAACTTAGCTTTTAAAGCTTCTCTTAAATCTACTCTTAAAGCTTCAAAAGTTCCATCTAACTGTTCGCCATTAGGACTCATTTCCATACCTACAATACTCGTTGGCATACCTGGTCTATGTAAAGGAGTCCAATCAATAGATAGTGGTTCATATCCTATAACATTCATTTCGCCTTTAGCACTCTTTTTAAGTTTTGGATAACCAAATATACTAACTTCTTTTATCCTTTTAGTTCTAATCCATCTTTTTAAGTTTGTTGCATCAGCATCAATTAGCCCTCTGAAATAAGCTTTATCTCCTTTCATTTCTGCACCTATCCAATGCGTTACAGGTGGTGCAAATTCAGTTGATATATTTTCAGCTTTTTGATGTCCTAAAAAACCATTAAGAGTATTTTCATTAGTGTAATCTACAATATCTTTCAAACTTTTAACAGTATAATTCCATCCTCTTTTAGATTTTGTAGCTGGTATCTCAACAACTACCTCAAGAGGGTCATTATCTATAGATTTTAAAGCTTCTATGTCTATATCTTTAGCCAAAGGAATATCAGAAGGTTTTATACTAGATATTAACGCATTCATTGAATCCATTTCTCCAGTTATTACATTCATTTAATCACCACCTTTCAATTTAAAAACTCATATTTCCATACACATCTTGATACCACATTTCAAAAGGTACATCATTCATGGGATTTTTAATCCAATTTTTCAACCTTTCAACTAATACATCTAATGGTTGAACTACAGTAAGCATAATACACAAACAATGAGGGTGAAATGGATATGCAGGAGCTTCATTTATAGGATAAACACCTTTACCTAAACCAAAATTATCCTCTCCACATATTTCGTCACATATATCTGTATGAGGATGTGCCATGGACAACATAAATTGAATACCAATAGTTGCAGGATTGATCATTGCAGAAGCTAAAACCCCATCACCATAAGCTGATGTCATTTCAGTTCTTGCCAATCTTAAGGCTTCATAATTTATATTTTGAGGTACTCTATTCCCTATTCTTTTAATCATATTTGGATATTCGTCAACTAAAGTTTTCTTACCTTTTAAAACATATTTGTCTAGCATCTTAGCTGTTTTAACACAGTCTTGACCTTCTGCTACTGCTGTTTGTAATATAACTTTCATATCTTCTCTATACTTCTTACACTTAGACCAAATTCTATCAGATAAAAATAAACCATCCTTAACCCTTGTATAATAAGCTTCTACAGTTTTTATATTAATATCATAGAAAGCTTTTTGTATCATAGTTTTAGTTACTTTAGTTGTTTGAGCTGTCTCAACAGCATTAATTAAAATATTTTTAGAGTAACTAGTAGCTGTTTCAACATTTTTATTTAAGTATTCATCAAAATTAAATACTAGTTGTTCATTTAATATTTTTATTTCTTGTGTTAATTGTTTTAGTATCTGTTTTAACCTAACTTTGTTGAAGTCTGAAAGATTTCCTTTTCTTATTTCTTTTGTAATATTTCTTGTTATATTAATATACATTGTTCTTATTTCATCATCTTGCTTGAGCCTTAAATCTATAAATTTTTTTCTAGCTTCTAATGCCCATTTCTTGTACTCCCCTGCAACAGTTATTAATTCCAAAGTACTTTTATCCATTGTCATTATTATCCTTTATTTTATCTATTTCCTTGTCAATTTCATTTGACTCATCATCTAGACCTTGAGAATCATCTAATCTGTATTTTAACATTTTAGTTTTTATTATCTTTTCTCTTTCTCCAACTATTTCAGGGTCATCACTTATATAATTGCTCATTGTATCTATATACTGAGCTAAAAAGTTTACTGTTGATTCTTCACTAATAAATCCACCCTCTAAAGCTTTATCTAATGCACTACATACCTTTTCTAGTGTTTCAGCTAATTCTTTATCATCACGTGGATTTACTTCATCCCAACCTATAGTCACATCATAAGATGAATATTTCATACCGCTAGAATTAGAACTCATTATTAAAACCATTCTTGCAAGTAATTGCCAGCTATTTGTAAATTGTTCTCTTTTTCTTCTTATCTTATTTACCATAATAGGCATTTGTTCTTTTACAGAAGCTAAAGCACTAGGTGTATGTACTCCAAATATAAACTCGGGTGTTTCAGATACATCTACTATGCAATAAAAAAGAAGCTTTAAAAGCTCCTTAGCATCACCTATAGCTGATTTTACTTCTACAAACTCAGCTTCTTCATCTTTATTTAAGAATAGTATTTCATGTCCATCAAGATTTATTTTTCCACCCTCTTTTGCAAATTTAACTGGGTCTTCAACACCAAAGTTGTGTGCTAAGAAACTTGCAACATCAGTTAATTTCAACTTTAGTTTTGGAGTAGAGTGCATTTTGCTACCTTTTAAAGCATGTAGCATAACATCATGGTAAGCTTTTAAAAGAGGTTCTATTGGTTCTATATCACTTTGCCCATATTTCAATGTTTCATCAGCTTCATTTTTAAAATGTATTATTGGTATAAAGCCCCATACATTAGGCGTTTCCCCTTCTTCTAAACCTTCTATCTTATCACCTTCAACCTCAACAATTCTACTTTCAGCAGTTATTATTTGTTTTACCTTAGCCCTTCTCTTGTTTTCTTCTAAGTCAGTCCATTCATTTTGGCTTTCTAATATATAAGCTATAGGCTCTTTTGTCGTAGGGTCTAATATTATTTCTTTCACTTCTTCAGGTGATATGAAGTTATATATTAATCTAACTTTTTTATCGGGATATAAAGGATTTTCTCTTTCTTCTCTAGTTATCCAAATATAACAATCACCTTGCTTTAAACTATCTGTATGTGTTTTTAACATTTTAGATGTGTTATCTAAAACAAATTCATCTAATATATATTGAGCTTCTTCATCTTCTATTTGAAAATGAGGTACACCCATAAAACCAGTTGTTGAATTGACAATTGGTCTAACAAAACTAGAACCTAATTTATAATTAGCATTTTTATTTTGATACAGTTCTCTTGCTAACTCATAATCTACTCTAGAATCGTCTAATTTATATACGCCAATGTTTCCACTAGACATTCGCATAATTTCTCCTACAGGTCTTTTAAATAGCTTTTTTACATAAGATATTATCCCCATACACTACCCCCTTTCAGTAAAGATAAATCAGTATTGTTATTTTCTGCAAACGAATATATTACTGCATCAGCTCGGTCGGGTGATTCTCCAATTCTTTTTTTCGTTTCCTTTTTACTTTCTATTTGTATTTTCCCTTTTGAATCTACTGTATATTTTCTATTTGATAGTTGTTTAATAAGTTTGTCATCATCGGGAAGCTGTATTATAGCTTCTTTATTTTGTATAAAACTACTTAAATTTGCATCTAATTCCTCCCTCATGTTATCCCACATTTCAGAAGCTTTATTATAGTACTTATCTTTTTCTATAGCACTAGAACCATTTTGAATAGGTATAACTTCATACTTGAGTCTTTCTTGTCTTATAACCTCTTTTAATCTGTCTGTAACACCTGCACCCAAACCATCATCATCCGTTTTTATTTTTACTCTGTTGATTTGATGATACATGCTTTTAAATTTATCAACTGCTCTTAATATATTTCCTACAGTTTCCATTGTGTCTTTTTTAGAATAAGTTAATAAATCAAACACTTTCCCACCTATTCGTGGAGCTATTATAGTTTCATCATCACCATATCTTGCTATATCTGCCCCTACACTTAGTATATAGTCATTAGATATATTCACTTCTCTTATTGTGCTTGTTTCAACAGCTTCTAAAGATATTAAAGAATCACTTTCACCCTTAGGAAATTCTCCAAGAACTCTAACACGCCAAGGGTCAGAACCTTCATGGTACTTTCTTTTTAGCATTTCAATATTATCTTTTGATGTTCTAGGGCTGTCTAAAGAAGATACTTTAAATGTTTTATATAAATCTCTATCCCTATTATGACTATCATAAAATGTTCCACTTGTTCGAGTTGGATTTCCACATAAAAGAAGCTTGTTTTCTGCACCCGATAATGTTCCCAATATAGCTTCCATAATAGGGTCAGCAACTCCTGAAGCTTCATCAACAACAAATAACATGTAATCTTCATGGAAACCTTGCATATTCTCGGGCTTTACTGCTGTTCTAGCTGTAGCCCACCATCTTTCTTCAAAACCTTTCATATACACTTTTGTTTTAGTCCACTCAAGTAACTTCTCAACCTTGCTATTACTTAGCCATTTAGCTATTTCAGCCCATAGTACGTCATATAATTGTTGTCGTGTTGGAGCTGTAGCAACTACTTTCGGAAAAGGTCTAGTGCTTAAATACCATACTGTCGCAATACTTTCTAAGCCAGTTTTACCTACTCCTTGACCACTTCTAATAGATACTTTTGGGTTTTGAGCTAAAGCCATTAAAACATCAGATTGCCACTTATCAGCTTTGAAATTTAACATATCCTCTGCAAACCAAACGGGATTATCCCAATAACAATCTAGTAGTGTTAATAAAGCTTTATTCATTGTTAACACCACGCTTCATTGCAATACTTTGTATAGCTTCAACCCAAGTTTTTGAATCATCTTTATTGTTGTTATCTATTTCTAATTCAAATCTCTTTTTATCCATTTTTAATTTTTGTAATCTTTCTATATTCTTAGCTTTTTCTTTCTGTATCTTAGTTAATTCAGCTTCTAGCTTTTGCACTCTTTCAAATATAGAAACAGCCCTTGTGACAGTTTCCGTCTGTGTCTGTTCATTATCTTTAAGTAAATTACCTTCTATCTTTAAAGTTCTTTTGTCTATGCTTTCTAGCGTAATTTTATCAGCTTTTTCTTCATACTGCTTTATTCTTTTCATATGTCTATGTTCTCTAACTGTAAGTAAACTTATTTCTAATTCAAGTCTGTGTATTTCATCTTTATTTTCACTTTTTATCAATTCAATTTCTTCATCTGTTAAAGTGTTAAAGAATATTTTTTCATATATACCATCTTTTAAAGCATTTTTATTATTCTTTTGACCACCTTTTTTCTTTGTAGTACTACATTTATCTTTTTGTAGTACTACATTCCAATTATCTCTGCATTTCCAGTTGCTTATTGTTTTTTCATTTTCATTTAATAGCTCTGCTATCTCTCTATTTGCAATATTTCCATTATGTTCTTTGAATATATCAAAAGCTTTATTTCTGTTTGGACTTCTAGCCTTTGCCACATCACCACCTCGTTATTCGTTTTTACTTTTTTTATTTATGAAGCTTGTTTATCTACTTTTATTTCCTCTTTATTTCTTGTTAATAAGTAAAAGAATGGAGTGTCTAATAAAGCTAAGAAGAATTTAACAACATATTGACTCATTATCATAGTTATTAGACTTGGTACAGTACCCCAAAATCCAATCGTAATGAAAATAGCTGTGTCTATTAACTGACTCAACATAGTACTAGCATTGTTTCTTAACCACTTATGTTTTCCTCCAAACCTCTCTTTGAGTTTATGAAATATAAATACATCATTTGATTGAGCTAATATATAAGCGGTTAAACTAGCTAATACAAATCTTACATTCTGCCCTAATACTACTTTTAGATTACTGCTATACTCTGTTGCAAAACTTGCACTTGGAAGGGCTATAGCTATTGTAATTAATAAAAGACTAAATAACTGCATTAAAATACCTCTTTTGACTGTTCTGTTAGCTTCTTCTTTGCCCCATATTTCTCCAATTACATCAGTGCATAAAAATGTTAGCGGATATGCAACAACCGCGGCAGGAACTATAAGCCCAAATATATCGATTACCTTTCCTGCTACAATGTTAGAAACCACTAAACTCGTTACAAATACACAATTTAATAATGTTAAATTTCTTTCTGTCTTTTTCAATATCTCACTCCATCCATAAATTTTTGATATTTAACCCACTCACACATGCTGTGAGCTACTAACTTTTTTAAATCTGTTTTCTTATTACCTTCTTTTTCTAACCTTCTTATATGTATATCTTCATCTTTAAATGTATATAATTGTTGTCCAATACTTGCTCCTATAGTCCAACTACTGCTATCAACACTATAAAATTTAAATGATTTTAATATCTTTGTCTTAGTAAACCCTAGCCCATGTACTTTTACATTTCTAGCATAAGCATACTCAACCATTTTTTGTATTAAAGGATACTCTTGTTTTTTTATATCATTTATTGCAAAACCTCCAACTGCAATATATTTATACTCTTTACATAACTTTTTCCAATACTCCACACTTCTTGATTTATGGCAGACAGGAATACATTGTCTACCTACTTCACTTTCTATTTTTTCAGTCCACTTCTCTACCTGCTCTAGACCAAAAATTACATCTACATCAACTTCAAAGAAATATTTTATATTGTAGTCTTTAATAAACTTTATATATCTATCAATATAGTTTTCCATTTCTTCTTGCGAGATTTCTGTACCATTCATAAAAGAAAAAGCTCCCGAATCTAATAAGAAATTCTCATTTCCTACTATACTCATAGCTTCCAAACACGCTTTTTCTTTATTAAAAAAAGTTTCAAGTATATAAAGTGGCTTACACTTCTCTATTGTTTTTTCTTTTAATTCTTTATTCATTCCACTTTTTGTTGCTGCTAAAAATATCCTCATTTTTATATTTCAAACTCCTCATTGCAGTGTGGACATTTCACCATTTTACCTTTTTTCTCTTTTTCTTCTAATTCTTCATCTAATATAAAATCTTCATCACTTATACTTAAATCTTCAAAATCATTAATATTAAAATCGAACTCTTTCATATCAATATTAACTATGTCAGATAATTCATCAACTAATTTATTATAATCCCAACTAGCATATTCATTAGTCTTGTTATCTATTAACCTGTAAGCTTTTATTTGCTCTTCTGTTAGATTCTTTAGAACTATGCAAGGTACTTGTTTAAGTTCTAATTGTTTAGACGCTTCATACCTCGTATGACCTGCTATTATTATGTTATCTTCATCAACTAAAATTGGGTTCGTAAATCCAAATTCATCAATTGATTTAATAACCTTTTCTATTGCTTCATCATTGCGTCTAGGGTTATTTTCATAAGGTTTTATATTTTCTAAATTAAGATAAACAACTTCTCTTTTGTTCAATTTAAGACCTCCTGTTCTAAATTTTTGTATAAAAAAAGACCTAGAAATTAATCTAAGCCTTTTTAATGGGAGATACATATATTATGTCGCAAGTTCTAAGAATCGAACTTAGATTAAACCACTACTTGCATGGTGAGTGAGGTTACCAAGCCCCACTCGGTTTTTAGACTTCTGAATTAAGATACAAAATATAAAATTTTGCCCTCAATTTCTCTACTTTTAGTGTATCCGTAGATTAATATTCGAACATAGTTAGAATTGAACTTACAGCATCCTCATGCCCTGCCTAGTCTGTTCATATAAGCTAGGTGAATCCCTTTACCTAGCCCACATATATTTAGTTTTGAGAGAGAAATATTCATTTCCACAATACTATTATCTCACATTTTAAATTGTAAAATCGGCAGAAAAACGGCAATAAAAAGACCTAGAATTTAATCTAGGTCTTTCATTATATTATTTAACTTTCCATATTCTCTTTCCATTGCTTCAATAGTTACTACCCAATCACGACCAAATTTTTTACAATCAATATTTTCAACTAATTTTCCTGTTGCAACTGCTTTTCTAAGTGTAGAATCTTTCAAATTCCATAATTTTGTTGCTTCTGCAAAGCTATAAATACCTTCAAATCGATTCATAAAATTCCTCCTAATCATTGTTAGAAAATTGAGTTAATAACATAATATAACAAGAGTAATGCTCCAATTAATTTAATAGTGTCATACAGTAATTTCAATAATTCAAATCTTAATGCTCTATACTTATTCATTGTATTTTTAGTGACTATGTTTTATAATTTAGTTAAGAGGGAAGGTGCAACTTCCACTCTTAACGTTTACTAATGTAGGCTATCTATTACCATTTTGATGACTGCTAATAGTGTGCCAACTTCGAGTACGAGTTCAGTTAATTCTTTTATGAGTTTTCTGAACTCTTTTATTTTCTTAGTCACTTTCTTTTCACCTCCTTTCTATATTTCAATTATATCACGCATACGTGATATTGTCAATAATTTCCATATACTTTTTTTATAAAAAAATAGACAGCTATTAACTGCCTATAAATCTAACATCTTAAATAATGGTTCTTGCTCTATTAGTGCTTTCTTTCCAAACAAGGCTATTGATATTGAACTAATGGCTTGATTAGCTCTTTCTCTTAATTGTCTTTCTTCTAAGTATACTTTATCAACTATTAAACTCCATTCTAAGCCTTCAATATACCTATACCTTATAATTTGTTTATGTATAGGTTTTAAATTGCTTATGGATACATCTATTGTATATTTTAGTGCTTCCATTTCATATAATTCTATCTGCTTTTCTATTATCTTTTCTTCAAGATTAATTAACTCATTTTCAACTTGATTACTTATTGAATTAGTCTTACTTATGGGAATGCTGTCATAGCTTAAACCTTGCATAAAATCACCTAAATGGAACTCTTTGAGATTTTTTATTTGAAGTTTTAGACTTTCAATATTAATATGTAGTTGTTTGTAGTTCTCAAGGTGTTTTTTAGTTGCCATAAAAAACTCCTTTTTAACTTTACTTGCCATAACATCACTCCTATTTATTTAAGCTACCTTTTTCTTATTTTCTTTTCTCTTTTTCTTAAGTTCACTATATTCTATCCAACCATCTACCCCATATTTTTTGCTTTTAGCAATCCATATCAATTTTTTGTCCTGATATTTATAGTCAAAAAGCTTTTTTCTAAGTTCACCCTGCTGTGTACTATACCCTTTCACATCTATATAAACGACTTCACCATTCCATTTGTATATGGCAAAATCAACTGTATATGTAATAGCTCTATAGCTTTTCCCATCTTTTTTAAATTTAGGTTGTAGTTCAAACTTTTGTTGAAGTCCAAAGTCTTTTATTTCTCCATTTTCCTTTTTTTCTTTTAAATATAAATAATACTCTGACTCATCTTTACTATCAAATTTAATTCCATCTATTACAATTTTCTTATTATTGTATTTACTCAATCAAATACTTCCTTTATCACTTAAAGTTACTCATACTTATTAATATCGTTTATAAATTCATAAACCTCATGTACACTATATCCAAACTTTTCAAATCCTTTTACATACCTTCTTATTGAACTTGATATACTTCTACCTACTCTACAATTTTCATATCCTTGCCATAAATTCTCTTTTTCCTCTTGCTTTACCATTTGAGAAACTGCTTTTTGAAACTTATTCATTGCTATTCCCCCATAGTGTTATTGTTTAAAATTAATTTTGCTGTTCTCTATTACTTCTATTAGCCTTTCTCTCACATCTTTTACAACAATAAATTTTTTTAGACTGTTTTGAGATGTAAAATAATTTACCACACCAATTGCAAATTATTCTTTTATTCATAAAACCACTTCTTTCTCATTTTTCAGGATATTTGTTATTACAATTTTCACACTCTTTTAGATTCAATCTATACTCATAAACTCTACCAGCTATAAAACTTCCTA